AACTACCACGGTACACCAGAAGTCTTAGTCGGTGTTTTAGATTCTGTAATTTGATTTGCAATGCCTGTTTCAATAGCTGTTACTTCATCAGAACCTATAGCAGCTTTAGCCCATGCAATCGCATTAGCTTTTGTAATGTCTGCATAAGCAGTAAACGATCCAGAATCAGCTTCAGCAAGTCCTACAGAGCCATAAGCAGAACCGCTATGCACTACAGCAGAATCGCCACTACCTATAGTTTCAGAATCACTTGCAGTCCAGTGAACACAAGTGACTACATCAGATAAAGAACCTATAGTTTTTGTTGCGTCTAAAGCAGCAATATTCCAAGTAACAGCCATGATAATAAGTGTTTAGTTTTATTTTACTTTGATTCTACAGGTTGAACAACATCACTAAGTTTTTCTAACTGTTTTAATGCTCCTTGATCTTCCATTATGGGTTGCATAAGTTGATTTTTCTCCGCAACTTTTTCTTGTATCTCTCTTTCTAACATCTGTGCTTTTGCGATATTTAAATCAAGACGAGTTTTTGTTTCGTCATAAAGTTCCTGTGGTGTTGCCATAAAAATAAGTTAATTTATTCAATATTACTAGGCAGCTTCTAAAGCTGCAACTTTAGTTTCCAACACCTCAATCTTTGTAATAGCTTCTTGTAATGCAGCAGTTAACAAAGGTACAAGTTTACTTAGATCTATTCCTTGATAAACAGGATTATTATCAGAATCAACTTCATCTTTTGTACCGCTAATAGCTTCGGGAACTGCTGTTACTTCATGGGCAAAGAAACCATCAACTTTTGGCTGTCCTTTCTCTGCAATCCAGTTAAATCGATAAGGTTTTAATGTTTTAAGTCTTGTAATGCCATCAGATATTGTAACTACGTTTTCTTTTAATCTGTAATCTGAGCTTGTTCTATATTGTGTTGTTGATTGTCCATAATCAATTCTTCCTACCTCAGAACCACCACTATTTTGGAACAAAATTCCATAAGCATTTTGTCCAGAGGTTGCAGCAGCGTGTCTTAAAATCATATTTGAATATGTATTAGCAGTATTATTTGTGTGCTGTCTTACTCTTATTCCAGCTCGTGCTGTGTTATCTGATACATCAAGATGATGGTCTGGGTCAGCTTTGCCAAGACCCATCCTCCCAGACGAATCTATACGCATGCGTTCTGTTGGTGCACCAGAACCATCGGCTGATGTAGAAAATACAATTGCCCCGGGCATATCATCTGTTCCTGTTCCACCATCAACAAATGCTTCTATTTTGGCTGCTGCGGTAAAGCTAGCACCATCATTTCCTTTAAATTCAATTGTTCCAATAAGATCACCATTTGAAAGAATAGTATTAGTGCTTCCATCAGATGATCTAGCTCTATGAAGTTGTAACTTTGCACCTCTTTTTGCAACTTCCGTAGTTCCAGAATAAGCAAATACACTTAAACAACCGTTAATATTATCACCAGCATGAACAAACTGTGCAATTTGTCCGCTTGAATCTGCTGAAGCATTTAAGTTTGATTTATAAGTACTAGTTCCTACAAGGAACCTTCCCTGCAAATCTATACGCATACGTTCTGAAAAAGAAAAATTCGCACCAGCAGAACCACTAGCTGCATTAGCAAATATATGTTCTCCTGATACTTGTCTATATTGTGAAGCAGCAGCAGCAGCTACATACTCATAACTACCACCACTATTAAAATATGCGTTTTGAGTAAAGTAAAGAGCACCTGATTCAGCAGAAATACTATTCTGATTACTATCTATAAACAAAGAAGGCATTACCGCAGAGTTAAGGTCTGTAGGTGGAGTAAATCCCCCAATTGCAAGGTTCCCAGACGAATCAATAGACATCCTTTCAGTAGGAGAAGATGCACCATCAGCAGTTGTCGCAAAGACTAACTCTGCTGGCATATCTGTACCATCAGAAGGTGTACCATTTACTCTTGCAAAAATAGAAGCACCTACAGAAAAAATATCACTACCGTCTGCACCTCTAAATTGTATTTTTCCTATAACATCATTATCTTGAACTGCTGTATTTGAACCAACAGATGTTCCTCTAGTTTTTACAAGTCCTAAAGTAGGAGAAAAAGTATCTGCTGTGTTGCGAATTATTAAAAGTTCTGCACCTTGAGAAGTTGTACCTTCTAACTGAAGATGTGCATTAACGCTACCTCCTGATGATCTCGCACTTGTAGTTCCTATAAGTAGCCTTCCAGAAGTATCGATTCTTACCCTTTCTGAACCAGCAACTTGAAACTTCATTCCATTTGACTGGTCAACTTCAATCCTTCCTCTGTAAGCATCATCTGCATTATTTCTAAAACTTACAGAAGCTGTATCATCAGAACTTCTACCTACTAGCCAAAGATTGTTACCAGCAGAATCCTCGATAGCAAATTTACCTGCGGTGGCTGAAGATGCTCCAATAATAATGCGATTATTACCAGCGTCTACTCTGAATAAATTTTCATCTGTATCACCTTCAATTCTAAAATCTACATCTGCTCCATCTTCATTAAAAACTGTTTGTGTGCCTAGTTCCATTCTTTCAACACCGCCAGTAGCAACATTAAATTTATCAGCAGCAGAACTGTAAACACCAGTGTTCAAATCGTCCCTAAACGCTAGTGCTGGAGAGGAAGCTGACCCATCTTCAAGAGTTAAAGTTCCATCAAGTTGTAAAAGTTCAACCCAAGCATCATTTGCACTGTTTCGTATTTTTAAAATACCTGTGGTAGTATCAGCCCACCACATATAGGCTGCTGTGGTTGAAGGAGCAGATGAACTACTGTTATTTGTTAATATTGCTTGTAATACATTGTTTAAGTCACTACGAACGTTCGCACCTGTACTATTATCAATAACGTAATCGTGGGTAGCCATTGCAGTCTAATTTTTCTTTAAGGTTATCACAATTTAAGAGCCACGACCAAAACCAGTTGCAGTATATTTAAATTCTCTATTTACATGACTTGAGCCATTTTTTATATCTATATTGAATCCAGTACCTGTTATAGAAGATAAAGCAAAGAAATCGCCACTTATGGCGTTTTCTATTGTAATAGCAATACTAGGCAAAACAGAATTAGCTGCAACGCTTGTACCAGATTGCCCTGTAAAAAATGAATTTGTGAATGTAACTGATTTTTGAGAAGTACCAGAAGAAATAATTCCACCACCAGTTGCCCCTGCATTACCAAGACTCGTTTCTGTTCTGCTTTCTAATTCTGCTGTATATCCAAGCTGATCAATTTCTATTGATTGTGCAGGGTCATCAGAATCCATTTCACATCTAAATTTAAACCCACGACCAACATAAGTTCCATTTACAAAAGGATTAAATCTTGTAAAGTTTGCTCCATAAGTACAAGCTGTTCCACTTGATATAGTTGCACTTGTAGCTGAAGTAACTGTAAATGTATTATCTGTTTTTGATGTAATTTCGTAGTTACCATCTGTAGCAGAGCCAGCAGTAAATGTAATTACAACAAAATCTCCGACAGAGTATCCGTGCGAAGTTTTTGTAACTGTTATTGTTGTACCGCTTTGCCCATAAGTTGCTGATGTTGATAAATCAGGGTCTAAATCAGTAACCGCAACTAATAGAGAGGCACCGACATCAAAAGCAGTAGCAGCATCAAAGTCAGTCCAAGTATCAATATTTGCTGATCTCTTATCTATTAAATCATTGGGATAAAAACCTTGTGTAACAAAATGTCTGCGTAATCTTAATGGTTGTTTTCCCCCTAAATCCAAAGTGTTTGCAAACTCATACGAACCACCAGTAATATCAACAGCACCAAGAAAATCAAAATCAGCTATAGAATCAAAATCACTTACACCATCTAATAACTCAAGAGAACCAAGAACAAGACCATTTACATCATCACTAAAAAAACAATCAACTTTTGTACCAGCAAAGGGCGGTGAATCTGTATCCTCTCTATCTGTTAAAACTGTTAATTTAGGAAATGGGTCAGGACTATTTACTATTACAGAAGTTTCGCCTTCACTTAATCTGCCACCATCATCTCTAAATTTTAAAATATATTCACCATTTACAATGTTTGGAACAATAGACTCACTTACGTTGCCGGGCAAAGCTGGTATAACATCTACAGAATTTGTAAAGGTTGCTGTACCATCTGCAAGGTTACTGGCACGTACAACTACGTTACCTCCATGTGTTACATCAACATCTGTAGCTTTATCAAAACGAAGCCTTACAAATTGATCTGATATTGGTTCAATTCTTAAATTTGTTACATCTTGTGGCCTTGCAGTTTTTCCTATAGCTTCAAATGTTAAATCATTTGATGTCGCAGAAAGTTGCCCCTGCACGTTATAACTAAATACTTGTATTTCATATGTTCCAAGCTGACTATTTTTTATTTCAAAATCAGGTCTTGAAACTTTTTCAGTTACAAAATTACTGTTTTCAAAACGATAATTAACTTGATACTCAATGACACCAACTATTGGTTGCCAACTAATAAATATTTTTGATACAGCTTGATTATTAATAGGAACTATTGTTTCAACAGCAGAAAGGTTGGATGGAGGTGGCTTAAGTTCATTTAAAACTGATACAGTTCTTGTTGGTAATGATGAACCATCTTCAATAAAATCATATTTTCCTTCAACATAAGAAAGTGCTGTAATTGAAAAATTAATACCATCTTGTTCTTCAACAGTTATTACTCTAAATTTTTGTGCTTGTACTGTTGTATTTTGTAAAAGCCAAACAGTATTTACATTTGGGGTTTGCGAAAATGCAGAACTTACTGTAACAACACCAGCAGAATCAATAGTGGAAACATCTCTAGTTTCAACAGTTCCATCTGGTAAAACAACACTTAATGTAGGTGAATTTGTTGTTGCTAAATCAGAAGCATTAGCATCATCAACAGTCATCACTGTTGTTGATGAAACAGCAGATAATCTTCCACCTCTTCTTACACCGGCACGAACAGGGTCACTTATATCTATAATTGCACCCGGCCTAACAACACAACCAGCATCTATTGAAGTAGTAAAGCTTACAAGTTCTGATTCATTTTGTTCTGCAAACAAAATAGCTCTTCCTAATCTTGCAGCTTGACCTCTTGATGTACAGCCAAAAGCTTTTACTTGTTTTGTAATTATTCCAAATTTGCTTTGTGCAGAACTATCTTCTACAACTTCATAATCTATTTCTTGACTGTCCATATTAAAATATGAAACAGCTACAGCAGTATGTCTTTGTTTTAAGCTACTGCCAGAATAATTAAAACCCTCAGATGTAACATTACTTAGATTGAAAAGATAGCTTGCATCCTTTGGTGAATCTTGAGTAATAGTAATTGAACCAGAGGACCAAATCGGCATACATCTCATTACACCAGCAAGTTCATTTATTAAATCAAATGCTTCAGAAGATGTTTGAATATTTACATTGCAACTAAAACGAGCTTCTTGACCACCAAATCCATCATCTACAAGAGTATTTGCATACTTACTAGCAGTCACTAAAGAAAATAAATCAAGATTGCTGTCTGTTATATGATCGCCAAATCCATATCTTGTATTTGTCAGTAAATCTAATAAAATCATTGCGGGGCAAGATGTCCAAACAGCAGCACCCATAACACCATTAAATATATAACCACTCGGATAAACAATACGACCTGTTGCAGAATCAACGGTTGGTGTTCCAGAGCTAGATGCACCAGCACCCGGTATTCTTACTTTTATTCCACGAATCCTAAATTTTCTTGATGGTATTGAACTAAATTGTTGTGAATCTAATCTAATTGCGTTATAGGCAGAGTTTGCATAGGTAGAAGCATCATCAATTATTTCTGTAAAACTTGTCCATTGAAAAGAATTAATTGTACTACTACTTGTACTGTCTGCTGTGATTCTTGTGACCCTTATATCGACAGGAAAAGAACCAGTCACTTTTATAGAAAAATCTTTTTGATATGCGTCAGCAGTTCTTCCAGTAACAGTATCAGTATGTATATCTGTAAAACCACCAGAATTATATTGAACAGATATTTTAAACTGAACTGTATCTCCTAACAAATCTCCCTGCTCTGTTGCTATTTGTATTTGTGGAAATGTAATTGAAACTCGTATTCTATCTACATCTGTATTTGTAATTTGTCTCGTAACTGGACTTGCAGCAGTTACAGTTACGCCAACTGGTATTGTAGATTGACTACTTTCTATACCATCAACTTTTGTTTGATTAGCAGTACCATGTCTTGAATTAAATGTTACATCTTGAAAATTAAAGTCAACATCTTGTGGATCTGTTGATGATGCTGTTGATCTTAATATTGGTGTATCGTTTAAAAATACATCTTTCAGATATGCATTTTTGTATGCTGTAGATGTTTTATCTGTTATTCCTTCTTTCGATGCAGATGCACTTCCTTCAATTTCACCTTCACTTATCAGATCAAGAAAAGTTGCAAACTGTTTGCTATGTAAAGTATCAGGTGTTCTTGTAGGCTGCGGAGGAGGTGGAGGGCTTCCACCACCACCACCAGAACCACGAATAATTTTCTTTTTATCTGTCATACTTGTACCTGTTCTGTATCTATACCACCACTTATAACAACAGAACCAGTTATTATCTCGCCATAGACAATAGGTACAGGAGTTCCAGCCCGACCTGTTTGTTGTGTACCACTGAAACTGAATGATAATCTTGGATCTTGTTCTGAGCTAAATTCTGGTAATTTTGGTACAGGAAATAACATACCACTTACACCTGATAAAACTAAGCCAGCACCAATACCAAATGCTGCTTTAGCTGCAAAACTGGCTGTTTTAAAACTAGCTACAAAACCCTTTCCAAAAGCTAAGTTCATATTAATAAAACCACCTGCTCCAAAAGATAAAGCAATTAAAGCACCTCCTAACAAAATTCTTCCTAAATTACCACCAGCACCAGAAACCACAGGTACAAATTTTATATCAGATTGCCCTATTGGATAATGTAATTCATCAATGCCAACATCTTCTTTTTCCAATAATACTTGATAATACCTAGATGACATATGACCTTCTAACTGTGGAAAATTATTAACAAGAAAACTTACAGCCTGTGCTGTTGTACTTACAGCAACATCAAATTCCTTGTGACCAGTTATCTCAGCCAGTTCTCCATACAGTTTAAGTTTACGGAGCATAACGTAACCTCATGCCAGTACATTTTAGTAACCATTGATTATATGGCTCTCTACAGCTTATTCTATCGGCTAAATGATGTAAAACATCACCATCTATAAAAATAGCCACATGATTCAAGCCAGAAGTTAAGATTGACATAAATAATAAATCACCATTTTCAAGTTTTTCTTCTGGTCTTAATTGTCTAAAACCTGTACGCCATGCACATCTTTCAAACATTGGATCTGCAATAAATTCTTCGGGTGTGATTGGTCTTTCCCAATCTCTTAGAACTATTCCTTTTGTTTCTTTGTACCAATCTCTTACTAATGCCCAACAATCAGTAACACCCCAGACCCAATGCCTACCGATGAGAGGTGGCTTATAACCACTTGGCTCATAGTAACCCCATTGTTCTGTTTTCGGATTTACAATATGCCACGGTAACTTTGAATCTTCACAGCTTATCATATCTGACTGACTTGCAATTGGTTGCGTTGTTGGGTGGCTATGAACAACTGCTAAAATTCTTCCAGTATCTTCTGCTTTTGCATAATCAACAGGATCAATAATAAAACATTGATTTGACCAATTAGACAAATTTTTACATGGAAAATAATTTTCTTTTCCATTTATTTCGATTAGTAAACCACAAGACTCTTTTGGGTCTTGTTCTTTAGCATGAGACATTGCAACATCTTTCCAACTCATACTCTTATTCGACCAATGCTAGGAAATTCTGCCCTTGTACATTGTCTTTTCGGTGCCCTAACACCAGCCAAATCAATTGGTGCAGCAAGCTCAAAACTTACAACATCTCTTGTTTCTTGTGACTTTCTATCAATTGAATATATTTCTTGTGGAAATTCTGCATTTGGATCTGGTGTTCCATAGGGATTTACATTTCCAGCAAAATTAACAGCATCAATAAATTTAGCTAAAGTTCTTATTCTTGTTACTGTTGCACCTGTTAAATCATTTCCTGTTGTAGTTTGGTTGACTGTTAAAAGTATTGATGTAATAGTTCCAAGAACATTACTTACAGTTAAAGTTGGTCTTGGTATTTGACCCTTTTGATATGCGAAACCCTCAACCTGTACAGGAAATCTTTGATAAGTATTACCAGCCCAAACTATCTCTCCATTGGCATTTAAACTTGAACCAGCATGAAATCTATATGTTGTATCAGAACCATGCAAAGCTGCAGTTGTTGTAAGAGTAAATAATTCAATAATTGACGACGGATTTATTGATTGAATATCACTTATAACACTACTGCTCATGGTTCAAACACCTCTCTAAACTGAGCTTTTATAGTTGCTCTATTATTGTATGGAATAGATTTTGTATAGCCTTCACAGACAAACTTTTTAGTACCAGAAACTGTTGCTGTAACATTTCCACTATTGGTCGCACTTGAACCAGCAGTGACAGTAAAAGTATTTTGATCGACAGCAGTAGCAACAATAAATGTTCCATCTGTAGCAGAGCCACTTGTAAAATCAAGAGTCACAGTTTTACCAATAGCAATTCCATGTTTTGTTATCGTAACTGTAATTGTTGTTCCAGATTGGCTGTAAGTTCCTGTTTTTGATATTGCTTCTCCATGTGGTGTAAAGTCAAAACTTGCTTGATCATTCTCTCTGCTTTCTAAAAATGCTTCAATAACATCTGCATCTTCTTCTGATTCATTAAATTCAACATCAAAAAGTTTTGGACTTTGATGTGCTGCTAATCCAAACAAAACTCTGTGTTCATAGCCATCTGCAAAACGAACATTTCTAACAAAAGGATTTGATTTTTTTCTAAAACCTGAATAATTTGGTGTAAATGATGGGAATGTAGCCATTATGCAAGTAAACCTCCGGGTCGTTTTTCTTGAATTAATTGTGCTTGTATAGCATTGGAAATAACGAGGCCAAGCTCTCTGCTCTGTCTCTCATCACCTTCTACATTCGAGCCTGACGCATCTACATTAACAACTATATTATTTGTAACACCACCACCCAAAGAATGATTTGGAATTATTGTACCAGCAGAAGATGGTACAAATAATTCTGGACCACGTTCACCTACAATTGATGGTCGGCCAACAGGTGGTTTCCCACCATTAGCAAATGTTGGTAAATTTTTAAATAATCCTGTCGAACCACCGAAAACATTAAACAATAAAGTATTTATTCCAAGCTGTAAAAATTGTCTAGCAATCATATTTAAAATTCCCTTAGCAGCTTCACCTAATGTTCTTGCTTGTAATATTGCGTCAGTTAATGCTGTCGAAACACCTTGAGCAATACTTTCGCCAATTTGTTTAAAGGCATCACTAACACCATCAGTACTATCTTTTATTTTTTTTATTTTGTTATTTGTATCATTAAGTTTATTATTTGTGTTTTCAGTTTCACTCGTTAAATTCTTTTGTGTATTTAAGTTTTCATTAACTTTTTCTCTTATTGTATCTAGCTGATTTATTGCTTCAAGTAAAGGCTCGAGTAAACCTCTTTCATCTAATACTTTTAAACTATCTGGTCCTCTAACCAACTTTATTACTTTTGAAATTCTTTCTATTTGTGCAAAAAGTTTTGCAGCATCTTGTTCAGTTTTTACAAAAGTTGGATCTAATAATTCAACTGCTTTTGTTATTTCGTCAACAGCTTCAGCTTGCATACCAAAACGTGCTTTAAAAGAAGCAGAAAAAACTCTTTGATTTGAAGCACCAATTTGTGCATCTGTTAAAAGACTAAAAATTTTATTAAATTCACTTGCGATAGCGTTTAACTGATCAAGAATAAATTTTGTAGGTCCTTCAAATAATTTTCCTAAATTTTGTGCAAAAGTTTCAACATTATCAATAAAAGTACTAAATTTTCCAGCTAATGTATCACTTTGTTTTGAAGCACCTTCAAAAAATTGACCATTTTTACTTGTAGCCCTTACAATTGCCTCCACAAACTTATCTGCACCAATTTCCCCTTTACTCATAGCTTTTGCTAATTGTTCTCCATTCATATTTGTTATTTCTTCTAATTCTTTTGTTACGTTTATACCTTTTTCTAATAACATAATATTTTCTTCTTGCATAAATTTATTTTTTGCTTGGACTTTACCTATTGCCAAAGCAACACCATCTATATCTGCTCCAGCAGTACCAGCTATATCAGCGATTCTTTTTGTAATATCCACAACATCTTCAGTTTCAAAACCAAACGCTTTCATTCGTTTTGCAACTTCTATCAATTCAGAGGATTTAAAAGGTGTCACAGCACCAAATTCTTTTATTTCTTGAACTATATCTTGTGCTGTTTCAGCACTTCCTGTTAATACTTCTAAAGCTTTTGTTTGCGTTTCAAGTTGTGCTGTCTGAAATAAAACAAATCTTGCAGCACCTATTACAGCTAACGCTTTTAGTAAAGGAGCTATTGATTTTGTTAAAGTTCCAAAACCAGCAGCCGCTACTTTTGCTGATCTTCCTGTATCTTTTAATGATCTGCTTGATCTGTCTAAACGGCCTTTTAATTTATCTGTATTTCTGTTTAAAACTTGAGTTTGTTTATTTACACGCTGCAACGGAATAATGGCATTTTGTGCATCAACTATTAATCTGACTGTTGATTGTGCCACAAACGAAAATAGACTTTATTATATATTACCTTGTTTTAGCCTTTTGACGATTTAATTCTTGTTTTTCTCTTTCATTTTTAACTTCATAATATGCAGCCCAATGCACAAGCTCCTCTTCTGTTATTGCTTTTCTTAATTCAGTTAATGTTTTACCAAGTTCTGTTGCGAGAAAAAACTCAAAATTTAACCAGTTATCTCGCTTTATTCTTTTTTTGCTGAATCAACATCTACCTTTATATCCATCATAAATAATTCAAGATCATTTAAGACAGTTTCTGGTACAAATCTTTTTAAGTTCTCAGCATCAGCAGAAGCAAATGCTTTTGATCCATCTTCATTCTCTGCAAGCTGACAAAGTAGTCTAGTTGAAATGGTAAGACCTTCATCTGTTCCAGCTAACTGTTGAGCTTGTATTCTGTCATGTCTTGTTAATGGTGGAAAATATAATTCTTTTAATACTGAACCATCTGGTTTATTCAATACATACTTTCTTCTGTTAGACATTACACCAGCAAATGCTTCTGTAATAAGATCTACGTTTCTTTTTGCCATAGGGTTTTAATTGTATTACCCTAATATACTACACAGCTGAAGTAATGGTACCTGTCATTGTAAATGTTATTGCGATCTCCTCAATTTCACCCAATGTTGCGGAATGATCTGCATTTGTAATTATACAAGAGCCACTAATTTTCTTTGCTGACTCGCCA